GGTTCAAGGCGATGGGCGACGCGCTCCGTTTGAAATGGGGCTGGGGCGTCGAGGAGGACGAGTCCTCCAGCGAAATGTATGACGCAAGGTATCAAAGGTTTTAGTTATGCGCCTGATTGATTTCCGCGACAAGTGCACCATATGCCGTCTGACCGGAAAGAAGGACGAGTGGGACAACCCGAAGCGTTGCGTGGTCTATTCGGGGCCGTGCCTCTACGAGGAGGGTGGCACCGGATATTCACGGTCAATCGTGACGAGGGTCCCATCAGTCTATCTGCCGGGCAACGACGTCATGGTGATGATTAATGACTCCGTGTCGGTGACAACCGAGCACGGGCGTAAAATCAGCGCTGTCGTGGAGATTGTCAGGGACATTAATATGCCTTGGAGAGCCAATTTGAAGTGCACAAGGGTCGAGCTTAAACAGGCGCAGGGGGATTAGTCATGCCAAGGACAAAGTGGAATACAACCGCGAGGCAGTTCCAGGAGGAGCTGAGGAAGTCAGCTAAAGGTTTTAACCGCCGTGCGGAGAGGCTTATGGTTAACGCAACGGAGGACTTTCTGAACTCCGTGGACAAAAACGAAGAGTCTTTGCCGTATTACACTGGCAACCTTCATGACAGTATCGCCGCCTATGTTTCGAAGAGCGGACGTGTCATTCGAGCGTGTTATATGCCGCAGGAGGCCACCAAGCCGCAGCACGTCACGAAGCTGACAGCGACGAAGAAGCGCAAGGATAATGGCGATACCCGCTACAAGGAGATATGGGGCTACCGTGAGGCCATAAAGGCTGTGCGGAACAGCAAGCCCCTGTCGAAGGGCATTGGCTCGACGCTCATAGTCGCCGTTCCTTACGCGGGAGCCGCTGACGAGGACAGCTCGAAGCCCGGCTATCTTGATTGGCTGCGCGAGACGTTTAACAAGACGCTGGAGTCAAGGCTTCCCGAGCTTGGGTTGTCTAACAACGAAAAGGTATGATGCACGCATCCCACATAAACCCGGACACGGAGCTGAAAGCGCTGCTTGACGGCCAGATAACCGTGGGGATGTCCGGCGGCAAGACGGAGAAGGTCACTGTTTACAGCGACTGGGAACGTCCGACGAACGGTCTTCCGGCTGACTTCATTGTCATCTACGTGAACGGAAACATCGAGGGCGTAGGTGCGAAAGTGGACTACGCTTCGGGCTATCTTCTTGTCAGCCTCTACTCCAAGCTGAATGACGACGGATCGGTCAAGGCCAACCGCGTCAAGAAGATTCTGGAGCAGTTCGACACGGTGGTGGAGGGAGCATCGACAGAACATTACTTCTACCGCTACGACATGGACCGTTTTATCACTCCCACATCGCCGAACCAGACTTCGGGCTATTCTGTAACAAGCCTCAATTTGAGGTGGCACACGAAAAACAACTTTAACAAGCAATAATAACTATGGCAGTAAAAAATCTTGGAGGCTCACAGCAGCTTCTTGCCGGACAGGGCGACATCATTGTGTTCAGCGCACCTTCCGGCGGTTACACTTCCAGCACCACACTTGCCAACGTGCTGACCAACGGCGCGAGCCTTGGTCAGGTCGTGCAGGATTCAACCTCCTGGGACGGCGAGCAGGTGTCCTTCTCCCAGCTACTTGACGAGCAGGGCGATGTCATCACCTCAAAGGCATCCAACGGAACCCATCAGGTATCCTTCGACCTTGCTGACCTTGAACCGGATTTTCTGGCCGCCTTCCTCGGCGCGGAGTCTGTCACTGTCGAGTCTTCCGGCGCGTCGGCCGTGTTCAAGGATGGCACGGTGACCTGCTACGGCTTCGGTCACAAGCTTCCGGTCAAGGTGCGTCCACTTATGATCACCAACGACGAAGGCAACAGGGCAATATTCTTCCCGAAGGCGAAGATGGCCGGTTCGCTCGCATGGTCAGACGGACTCTGGAAACTTCACATTGTCGCCACCGCCGAGTTCATTGGCTCCGCAGCGCTCAAGACGTGTATGATATTCTCATCCACTACAAGCGTTGACTACGCCGACGGCAGCATCACCGCCGCGGCTCTGGATGGCGGAGAGTAATCTCTTGCGGTGAGTATGATTGCGGGGAACGGAATATAATGTTTCGTTCCCCTTTTTTGACGTTTTTAGGTTGAAATAGAACAATATCATGGAAAAATCAGACAAATTAATATCCGGCGAGTACGAGACCGTGATGCAGGCACCTTGCGTGGTTGAGGCCGGCGGCAGGAAATACAAGGTGCGTCAGGTGGCGCAGGCGGTCAAGGAGCGCATCGCGTTGCTTGAACAGGAGGCGCAGGTGCTTGAGGCGAAGGGCAAGATGGGCGTTGACAGCCGTCAGGCGAAGAGGCTGACAAGGAAGCTGTACTCGCTGCACTCGAAGAAGGCGGCGTATTACCTTCTGGGCAACTGGGCGATTTTCTGTCCGTGGCTCTGGGCGATAAAGTGGCGAATTTTGCAGCTCCGTGGCGACGAGGTTACATTCAGGATAAACGGGGCGGGGGCCGTGAGTGAGGACGTGGGTTTTTCCAAGGCCAACTGGCAGCTCTCAAGGCAGGAACGCGAACTGTTTATGAGGCCGGTTGGCGAAGTCGCCAAAGAAGCGCGCGAGCGGCTGGAGACAGTGATAAATATGTTGGAGAAGGACGGTTTGGGGATAAAAAAGGAAGACAGGTAGGGTCGGCCTTCGAGTCCTCGACGCACAACGAGAGGATTAAGAACGTTTACGGCAACTACAACTTCTGGTCGTGGCTCCGGTACTGGTACCTTGATTCGGCGAACCTCGTGACGATGTGGCTGATAGACAAGGGGTATTACGATTACGACTACGAGAAGGAGGATAAGCTGATAACGGTGTCGGGAACTCGCAAGTCAAAGGCTGAGGTTAACAATATTCTTCGTAACTTTGGACTGCCCGTAGGGGACGAGGATTTACAATCATACATAATCAAGGAGGAACAAAAAAATGGCTGTTGAGATACCGGTAGTCATAGACATAGACAAGGCGTTTGACGACGCGATAAAGAAGCTGCCGTCGGCGATGCGCCCGTTGAAGAACACGATAGAGCAGCTTTCAGAGGAGCTGAAGATAGCGCGTCAGCTTATGGAGGAGGCTCCGATAGACAGCAAGGACTGGCAGGACGCGGCGAATATGGTAAAGGGGTTGTCGCAGTCTTTGGAAGTCGCATCCGACAAGATGCGGAGATTGGTAGCCAACGATGGCAGCATCAAGCAGATGACCGCCACCTTGGCCTCGCTGAATCGCAGGTGGGAAGAGATGGGATATATGCAGAAGTTCCAGAACGCTTCGCAGTTGTCAAGCGAGGCGGAGGCTTTGTATGCTGAATATAAAAGAATAACAAAGTCTTTGCAGCAGAACAAGACTCTTACACAGCTTTGGGCGGAAGAGCAGGCAAAAGCGGCGAAAGCCGCAGAGCGGCAGGCCGCTGCCACCAAAGCTGCGCAGGACAAGGCATTCATGATGTCCTCCCCGGCGAACACGCTTGCGGGTTTGCGCAAACAGGAAACTCTACTGTCAGCCGCGATGGGGCAGGTTACTATCGGGTCCGCAGCGTTCAGGGATTATGAGAACCGCCTGACAGCAGTGCGCAACAAGATAAAGTCAGCCACAAAGGAGCAGAAAACATATAACACTGCGTTGTCCGAAAGCCATTCGCGCCTTGGCACGCTGATAAAAAGTACCGTGGCGTACTTCTCTTTGCGCCAGGTTACAAATTTCCTGCGTAATATCCGTGCTGTCACCGCCGAGTTCGAGATGCAGCGTGTTGCCTTGGGAGGTATCATCCAGGATAGCGACAAGGCAAGCGAACTCTTCAAGCAGATAAAGGCCGCTGCAATCAAGTCGCCTTTTGAAATCAAGGATTTGGTCTCATACACGAAGCAGTTGTCCGCGTACCGGATAGAGACAGACCAGCTTTTTGAGACCACGCAGCGTCTGGCCGATGTGTCTTCCGGTCTTGGCGTGGATATGGGGCGTATCATACTCGCCTACGGCCAGGTCCGCGCTGCTTCGGTGCTTCGTGGACAAGAATTGAGACAATTTACTGAGGCCGGGATTCCATTGGTGGAGCTTTTGGCAGAAAAATTCTCGCAGCTTTCCGGGCGAATGGTCAACACCGCCGAGGTGTTCGACCTTATATCGAAGCGTGCTGTGTCGTTCAAGATGATCAAGGAGATATTTGAGGATATGACCAACGCTGGCGGTATGTTCTATAAGATGCAGGAGAAGCAGGCCGAGACGTTGCAGGGTAAGTGGATGAACTTGAAGGATTCCGTGTCCATCATGTATGATGAGATAGGAAACACGAAAGATATTCATACGGCTATGGAATGGATGCTATCTTTCGCGACCGCGTTGATGAATAACTGGCGCACCGTGGGGAAGGTGCTTGGCGGCGTGATAGCGTCTATGACGGCTTATAAAATAGCGGTGACAAATACCACGATAGCCATTAATGCGCAGACAGCCGCCAATGGCATAGCACAAAAGATGGAATGGAGTCGCCAAATAGGTATGAGTAAGACCATATCACTCATATTCGGCGAGACGGCCGCCAGGAAGATTCAGATAGCCTTGATGCGTACCTACGTCGCAGTCAAAGCCAAGGAGGTAGCGGCCACGAACCTTTTCACAAAGGCATTCTATAAGATGACCGCCGCCTTGCTGAAAAATCCTTACGCGCTTGCGATAGCGGGAATCACGGCTTTGGGCTACGGCTTGTATCAGTTGATGACGAATGCCAACAAGGCAAAAATAAGTGTTGATGATTTTGAGAAATCCTTGGAATCTTTCAAGCAGTCCAAGTCGCACGCCAAGGATATTGATGATTTATGCGCGGCTTATGACGAGCTTAATAAAAAGACGGACAAGACCGCCGAGGAGCAGAAAAAGCTCGAGCGCATAACTAAAGATTTAGCAAAGGCATATCCGTCCGCTGTCGCTGGTGTAGATGCGCAGACGGGGGCATTGAAGATTAACACCGAGGCTATCAAAAGCAATAACGAAGCTGTAAAAGAGGCTATCAAATTGGCGTTGATGCAAGATAAGACAAGTGCGGAGGCAGAACTTGCCAAAAGGGAAGCGGAACGCGACAAGATAGCAAGAGAGTTGGAACGTGGTAAAGTAACACGTTTTGGGCCTTACAATACGCAATATGAAGGTGATTTAACCGAGGAAGAGCGAGCGGCCAGAGGCCGTCGTATCACCGAGTTGGAAGCCGAAATTAAGCAATATTCAAACTTGGTTGAAGATGCGGAAAAACAATTGGAGGGGTATTCCGAAGAAGTGGGCGTTTGGCTTGACTTCTTTGATGACAAATGGCGCTTATCCCTCACCGGCTATTCATATACCTTGCAGAGCACCGGTCAGCGGGTCCGTGCCTTCACCAAAGAACAGATAGAGAATTTCACCTCGCTGAAAGACGCAATGGACGCCGCAGCGAAGGGCTACAAGGAGCAGAAGGAGGCGGTCGAGTTCTATACGCACGCATACAACGCTGCCACGGGCGGCAAGAAAAACCAGATGAAGGCAGCTCTCGCTGACGCGCAGGCGCAGCTTGCCATGTACACGAAGATACTGACCGACAATGATGCCATGTATCTGACAGCGCAGAAAGGCAAGGGCGGAGCATCAAGTGACCCGTTTATCATCCAGATAGAGAATCGCATCAAGTTCATGAAAGACTTCCAGAAGGGTTACGAGTCTCTTTTGAAGTATATGTCTTCCTCGGCTGCCTTGCAGAAAGAGGGCAGCATCATGCAGGGACGTGGTGTCGCCTTGGGCATAGACCCGTCTGAGCAGAAGCGTGCCGCCACTGACCTTTCTGGATGGCTCGAAGATTTGAAAAAGACGGTGTTCGCAGAGGCGCAAAAGAAGGGTGCTAAAGGTGATATTCTTGATTTTCTCGGTTTGAAAATCAACTCCGGTGTGCTCCGTGAGTATCAGTCCTTGATTCAGTCTATCTTTGACACAAAGACCGACATAGACACGTCGCAGATGTCGAAGAACTTTGACAAGGCGATAAAGCAGCTTTCCACCGAGTTAAAGAACACCGAGGCTGCCCGCAACTTCTACAAGGACATCCTCGGCCAGACCGGGGACGAGCTGCTCGCACAGACTCTGACTATATCCGTATATGGCGACATCGGTAAGGACTTCAAGGAACGCATTCAGTCACAGCTTGACGAGGCTTTCAAGAGCCTTTCAAAGGCTGACCAGACACCGGAGATGAAGGCGGCGATAGACACGCAGGATTTCGGTTATTTGCTTTCCAATCTGGACAAGTTCTCGCAGGAGTGGCAGAAGGTGTTGCAAGAGGCGGCCAGCAGCTCAATCCAATACAACGCCAAGTGGCTGAAAGATTTGGTCTCTTCCTACGAAAAACACAAGACCTTCGAGGAGCGCATCACCGAGACAAAGCAGCGTGAGGCACAGCAGCGTGTCGAGATACAGAAGTGGGAGGCGGAACAGATTGCGGCGATAGACAAGGACGCAACCAAGACCACCGAAGAGAAAACGGCGGCGAAAGCCAAGGTTAAGGCCACTTCCACTCAGATGCAGGCCGCTTCGACCAGCAAGGAGGCGAAGGAGGTGTCCAATATCGAGATGGAGGCGTTGAAGGCTACTTACGAGTGGACCAAGGCGTTCGAGGATATGGACAACGTATCAACGACTACGCTGAAAAACCTCATCGCTTTATTAACCTCGTATATCGACAAGTGGAAAGATTCCGGTGACGCTCCGGAGTCCTTGAAGGCGGCAGTCCAGGCATTAGAGCAGGCGCAGGCGCAGATTACGGAAAGGAATCCTTACCAAGGCGCGATAAAAGGCATAAAAGATTATATCAAGGCCAAGCAGACGGCGAACAGATTGGAGAAAGAGGGAAAGAAAGGAACGCAGGAGTATAAGGAAGCGCAAGATGCAATGCGCAAGGCTATGAAATCTACCGAGAAATCGGTAAATGATGTCGGCAACACTTTCAATACATTTTCTTCAATAGTAAGTTCGGTTTCTGATATTCTGAACCTTGACGAAATGTCCGACGGTGAGGCGGTACTGCAAGGTATCGCCGCCGGTCTTACTATGGTCGGTACTGCCCTCGTGTTCATCAATGCGATGTTTACCCTTTTGGAAACCAACCCTATTGTCCTCGCCATTTCCGCCATAATCGCCAGTGTAGCCGCCTTGGGTATGATAATGAGCAACCTGTCCACGGCAGGAGCCAACCGCGAGATAGAGAAACAGCAGCAGACCGTAGATGCGCTTGAAAAGTCTTACAAGCGATTGGAAAAGGCTATGGAGGATTCCTTCGGTTCTGATTACATCTATAACTATCAAGAGCAGATGAAGAACCTCCAGGCGCAGGCTGACGCTTATCAGAAGATGGCCGATGCCGAGCGAAGCAAAGGAAGAAAGGCGGATGACGACAAAATCAAGGAGTACGAAGACAACATGGACGACATCTTGGAGAAGATGGACGACATGAAGCATCAGCTCAGTGAGTTTTTCTCCGGCACGGATCTGACCTCGGCGGCGGAGGATTTTGCTAAATCTTGGATTGACGCTTACCGTGAGTTTTCCAGCACCACCTCGGCGATGAAGGAGAAGTTCAAGGAGATGATTGACAATATGGTGGTCAAGTCGCTTGCCGGGCAGGTGATGCAGAATATATTAAAACCCGTCTTTGATGCCATTGACGAATATTCAAAGGACGGCGCTTTGACCGAGAAAGAGATTGCGAACATAGCTGCGATGTCTGTTGCCAAAACCGAGGAGATAAACACTGCTATGACCGCCTTGATGGAACGACTCACAGCCGCTGGTGTGAACATCCGCGCCACCGGCTCCAGTCTTTCCGGAATATCGAAGGACATAGCGGGTGCGTCCGAGGAGTCCATCAACGCTCTTGCTTCCGGCATCAACACGCAGAACTTCTACATGTCGTATATGCCGAACATAGACCGCAACGTCGCCGCTATCCTTGTGGCGATACAAGGTGGTACTACTCCGAACACGGTTGCGGCTCCGCAGACCACCTCTGTCCAGTTCGGCGACGAGACGTTCCGCGGGCAGATGAGCAGGATAGACGAGAACGTCGCCGGAATCTACCAGATGATACGCAGCGTGATAACGCCGAAGTCGGCCAATATCAACACCCATTGTGTTGGCACAAAGAGCTAAATTCACTATCTTTGCGATATGGAGAAAGACTGGAAAAAACAGCTGCGTCACGAGGCCTCCCTGCACCACATGTGCGGGGAGAACCGCGCGGCGCTTTCGGAGGTGAAGTCCAAGGTGGAGGCTGTTGCCCTATACAAGAAGACCGTGGATTGGGCGATAAAGGAGGGTTATCCGGACATGGAGACAATCCGTCGCTATTTCAGCGACGCCGACGCCTCCGGGGTCTTTGTGGACCGTCACTTCGACGGCGAGGTCCTTGATGACCAGCAGGTCTATGTCTTCCACAACTGCACCGGCACCATACGCACGGGACTGAACGTTGACAAGGCGATAATCCCTATGCTGCACTTCGCCAACGGGTGTGACATGAGGGTCGAGAGCTGCAACGCCGACAATATGCCGTGTCCAGTCCGAGTGCCACTTTACATCTATGGTGACAGCAAGGTTGAGGCGGAGGAATCCCCAAGGCTGCATTGTCTGAAATATCTTAATACCAAATAGTTATGGGTGAGACATCTATCCTTTCCGAGATATTGCAGAACATTGGTCTTCCGCTCGTCACCGGCATCATGGGTTGGTTCGGCAACATGTGGCGCAGTCGGCAGAGGAAAGACAAGGACATTCTTGACAATGTGACCCAGATTCTTGACATACAGAAAAAGTATATCGAGGAGCAGCAAGGCACCATCGAGGAGACCAAGAAGATGAACAAGCGTCTGGAAGGCAAGCTGAACAAGGAGTACAAGTGTGTGCGGCAGGCATTCAAGTGCAAGTACTCGAATGTCGGCGACGGCTGTCCGGTGCTTCTTCTTGAGGAACGATACGACAACGATACCGTATGTGAGGACTGCAAACTGAAAAAGGAGGTACAGAATGCTGAGGGTGCGACTGAAAATAGGTGACGGTGACGAAAATCCGGTCTATACCGATGAGGCTTACGGCCTTGTGTATGTCTCTGCCGACAATCGTCTCGGACCCGATGTAAAGGCTTTCGAGTCCACGGCTTACCCGGAGGAGGAGGGCGAACATCTACTCTCGAAGACGGTTGACGCGGCCTTCGACTACAAGGTGAAGTTCTATGTCAATGCCGAGGGTAGTCTGGAGAACGCCAATCAGAAGCTGGCCGCCTTCAATGCCGCTCTATTCGACAAGGATGACAACGGCATCAAGACGTTCAAGCGTGTGTGGTTCTACAATGACTACAAGAAGACGCTGATTGTCGGCTATCCTTATCCTATTTCGGAAGCCACGGACTTTTGGCGTGACTCCAAGGGTGAGTGGCATGACGTCGTGGTTGTCGAGTGGAAGATACGCGTCACCAAACCAAGTCTTTGTGATTTCAATTTAACTGCATAGACAAGTGATAAGGGGCATTACAGAAGTCAATTTTCCGTCCTATGCGACGCTGAGCCAGGCGACCGTTTCCCTTGAGGAAATGGGCAGCCGCACCATAACCGCGCAAGTCAAGATTGACGGCGGCATCACGCCCGATTTTGAAAGCAAGGAGTGGAAGCTGGTTTACAACGGTGAGGAGTTCATACTGAACACCAAGACCCCGCAAGCGACAAAAGACACCTCTACACAGAAATCCATTCTTGACTTGGTGTTCGTCTCTTCGATGGAGTCCGAGTTGAAGCGGTACTTCTTCATCGAGCTTTCCGAGGTTGAGCTTGGCACGGTAATCATCGACAAGTACATAGCGTCTCTCCGGCTCAACGTAACGGACTTCATAACGGCCTTCAACCGTGTGCTGGAGTACTATTTCGGGGCGAACAAGTTTCGTATCGTTGCGGCCCCTGGCGTGACGCTTTCCCCGGAGGTCAAGGATGTAACGATAGAGTACACCTATCTCTGGGATGTGCTTCCGGTATTTTATGACGTTTACGGTCTTACATGGCATTTCACAAAGGATGTCAACGGCTACACTATCACCGTCGGCGGCGAGATGCAGCCCATCCAGGACCATGTGTTCCAATACGGCTATCAAGGCGGTCTTACCCGAATCGAAAGGCAGATAGAGGACGCTGACATATACAATCAGCTTCTTGGCCGTGGCGGAGACAAGAACCTGCCG